CAGATAATGACACTATTGAGACCGAAGGTGATCAAATTATTGATTTTAGTGAAAGTAATCCTTTTGGAATGCCTTAATCTAAATAGTTAGTATCACAGAGTAAGATAATGTTTGATTATTTCTACAATGAGGTCTTCAGATCCGTAATTATTGGATTTGGTACACTTTTTAACGGTATAGAGATTCGTCATAAAGACGGAAATGATACTGATTTTAGTACCATTCAAGTTCCTCTTGCATACGGACCAACTCAAAAGTTTCTTGCTAGAATGCAACAGGAAGCTGATCTGAATCGTCCTGTTCAGATGACTCTGCCAAGAATGTCTTTTGAGTTTACTGATCTTTCATATGACCCAAGTAGAAAGGTAACTCAAACACAAACAATTGTTACTGAGACATCTGATGGAACAACTAAGAAGACATTTGTTCCTGTTCCTTATAACATGACAATTCAACTTTCGATTATGACGAAGTTGAATGATGACATGTTACAGATTGTCGAACAAATCTTACCTTACTTCCAACCAGCATATTCACTTCCTATTAAGTTCCTTGGTAACTTGAATGAAGTCAAGTATGTACCTGTCAACCTTGATAACATCCAAATGGAGGATGATTATGAGGGTAATTTTGACACCAGAAGAGCTTTGGTTTACACCTTAACATTTACTGCCAAGACTTACGTTTACGGTCCTGTCACTGATGTTAGTAGTAACATCATTGATAAGGTTTCTATTGGTTACATTTCTGGTTCCAAAGGTTCCAAATCCGCAGAAAGAGATCTTACTTATCAGGTTACTCCAAGAGCTACCAAGAATTATGACGGAGACGTTGCAACCCTGTTGGCAGAAAACGTTGATAAGACAGAGACTGTCATTGAGGTGAATGACGCATCATCAATCTCAGAAGATTCTTACATCTCCATCGGTAAGGAATCGATTTATGTCAAGTCTAAGAGTGGTAATAAACTGATTGTTGATAGAGCAAGGGATAAGACAACTGCAGAAGAACATCTCTTAGGAGATTCTGTTGGTAAGATCACCGTTGCCGATAATTCTCTGATTGAACTCGGAGATAACTTCGGATTTGATGGTACTGTATTCTGAGGACTGACTCATGTCTAAAAAGTATGATGAACTAGACCAGGCATTTGATGTTTCTTCCACAGAAGTAGAAGTTACACCAGTAGAACCACCAGTTGATAAGAAGATTGAAAGACTGTCTTCTCAGATGGATCACATTAAAAAAGATTATGAGTATACAAGAGGTAACTTATACTCTATCATTGAAAAGGGTCAAGAAGCCATTGATGGTATTCTTGAGTTGGCACAAGAAAGTGAGATGCCTAGAGCATATGAGGTTGCTGGTCAGTTAATTAAGAATGTGGCCGATGCAACCGACAAACTTCTTACACTTCAACAGAAGTTGAAAGATGTCAATGAGGATAAGGTAGAGAAAGGTCCAACCACTGTCAATAACGCATTGTTCGTAGGTTCAACAGCAGAATTACAAAAGTTGTTGAAACAGAACTCCAAAGATAAATAACTAAAAAGATAAGAAATGGCTGCCACTCCTTCTGTTAATATTGTAATTGCACAAGGTGCTGATTTCAGTGAAGTTTTCACATCTACTGAAACAGATGGAAGTGCATCCAATTTGACTGGATATACTGGTGAATCTAAAATTAAAAAACATCCATCCTCAACAACTTCTAAAAGTTTTACAGTTGGTATTACTCCAGCAACAGGTGAAGTTTCTATTACAATGACTGCTGCTAATACAGTTAAACTTTCACCAGGCAGATACAATTATGATGTTTATTTGACCTCCTCATCTGGAGCAGTTTCCAGATTAGTAGAGGGACAGGCTATTGTAACCGCTGGTATTACGACCTAAAATGGCAGTAGTAAGACGCACAGTACAACCAAGAGCAACAGTAAGAAAAAAAGCACCTGTCAAACCAAGTGTTTTGTCTACAAGACAACCCTCTCGTCTTGAAGAGATGGGTGATGCAAACTTTGGTGTATTGGATGCAACAAAGGACGGTTCAATCGTTACCTTTGACATTAATACAAATAAATTTATTCTAACTACACCAGACCAAGTTCTGGCAACTTCGGCTGAAGATGGTGACATTTCAGATACTTTCGTTAGTCAACTTGAATCTGAGTTGGACCTTGGTTCTATTGCTATAGAAAATATAGATGGAGGTGGGTTCTGATGCCTCTTAGAATTAGAAATCTAGACAATTCGGAAGGTGGAGATGCATCAAAGGATAAATTTGTACTTCAATATAATCACAGTTTAAGTAGATTTGATTTAATCCCTGCCAATACTCTTTTGTCTAGAGTGACGGATGATGTGGACATTGACGACACTTTTGTGGAACAACTGGAACAACAAATTGATAAGGACAATATCACAGTTGTAGATTTGGATGGTGGGTCGTTTTAAAGACATTGCTTAACTAAATAAAGGTAATGGAAATAACGGAAAATTTCAATGTCAGCACCCGTAATTCAGTTTAAGAGAGGTGTACTGGCTAACCTGCCGGGTCTGAGAGCGGGTGAACCAGGTTTCACAACTGATAGTTATGATCTTTATGTTGGTATTGATTCTACAACCAACAATAACCAGTTTGTAGGTTCTAGCAGATTCTGGTCTGTCAATAGTTCCACTGTTGGTAGTGGTGTTAAACTTGTAGAAGGTACTAATAACGGTACTAGTGCGATTACCCTTAAGGCACCCAATAGTCTTTCTGGTGACGTAACATATACGATGCCAGGAACCGATGGTTCTAATGGCAATGTTCTGATTACTGATGGTTCTGGTAATCTGTCGTTCAGTGCTCCAGCTTCTTCTAGTTTCACACTGTCAGCTGACTCTGGTACTAATGATACTTTCAATACTGGAGAAACTCTCACTTTTACTGGTGGAGAGGGTATTGATACTACAGTAACAGACAATACTATTACTATTGCTGCTGAAGATGCAACTGATTCAAACAAGGGTATTGCATCATTCGACTCAACTGATTTCACGGTTTCATCTGGTGATGTCACTCTTAATGCTGAGAGAGTCCAAGATATTGTTGGTACAGCAATTACCACAGGTACACAAACTCTTATCACTGTCTCATATGATGATGTAAATGCACAATATGATTTTGTAGTTGATAATGATCTTGCCAACTACAGTAATACTAACTCGGCATTCATCACCGCATCATCGACAGATACCTTAACCAATAAGACATTTGATGCCAATGGTACTGGTAACTCACTGTCTAACGTAGAAGTTGCTGACTTTGCTGGTTCTGCAATTGTAATTGAATCTGAAGGTATTGGTTCCAATGATAATGACACTACCCTTCCTACATCAGCTGCTGTTAAAGACTACGTTGATACTTCAGTTGCTGCTGTTGACTTAGAGATCGGAACCGCTGGTGACTCTGGTACTGGTACAGTTAATACTTCACAGTCACTGACCATCGCCGGTACATCAAGTGAAATTGTAACATCAGCATCTGGTCAAACTGTTACCATTGGTCTTCCTAATAACGTTGTTGTTGGTGGTGGTTTAACTGCTACAAATGGTACTTTCACAAATTTAACACTTGGTGCTACTGAAGTTACTGCTACAGCATCTGAACTTAACATCCTTGATGGTGTAACAGCTACCACATCTGAACTTAACATCCTTGATGGGGTTACCGCTACCACTACTGAACTGAACTATGTGGATGGGGTAACCTCCAACATTCAAACACAGATTGATGGTAAACAGGCTTCCGCAGCTGACCTGACGACTCTGTCGTCCATGCAGACAGGTGCTGCAACTACATTGTCTGCTTTGACCGCCATTGAGATTGGTATTCTTGATGGAGCTACTGTTACCACAGCTGAGCTGAACATCCTTGATGGGGTTACCGCTACAGCATCTGAGCTGAATATTCTTGACGGTGTAACTGCCTTTGTTGATGAAGATAACATGGCATCTGACAGTGCCACTTCTATTCCTTCTCAACAGTCAGTCAAGGCATACGTTGATACAACAGTTGGTGCTGTTGATTTGACCACATCTCTTGCAGGTGATTCTGGTTCTGGTTCAGTTACTACATCACAAACTCTGACCGTTGCTGGTACATCTAACGAAGTTGAGACTTCTGTATCTGGTCAAACTGTTACTATTGGTCTTCCTGCAACAGTTAACCTTACAACGGCTCTGGATGTTCCAACTGTTGAAGCAACAAACCTGAAAGCAAGAGATGGCACAACTGCTATCACAATCACCAACTCAACTGGTGCCGTTTCGATGGCACAGAACCTTACAGTTGGTGGTAACCTGATTGTTAACGGTTCTACCACACAGGTCAATACATCACAAACAACTATTGAAGACCAACTTCTGGAACTGGGAATGGTTGATGGTTCTGCACCATCTTCTGACCTGGATAAGGACATTGGTATTGTTCTTAACTACTACACCTCTTCCGCCAAGAAGGCTGCAGTATATTGGGATGATTCGGCATCAAGAATCGTTGTTTCTGCTGATGTTTCAGAATCTTCAGGTGTTCTGACCAACGCTACTGGTGGCGCTCTTGAGATTGGTTCTCTGTATGTAAATGACTGTGCTGGTAATACACAAGTCATCAACTGTTCTGGTGGTGAGAGAACTCTTGAGAATATCAGTATTGATGGTGGTTCCTTCTGATTATAACCACAACTTAATAAATAGGGGAGACTAACATCTCCCCTTTTTTTATGAATGAAGATTTTAAGTATTTGATTTCGTCATATCAAACAACAGCAAATGATTTGTTTACTCAGTCTGTTGCTACAAACGCAAAAGTTAGACAACTGACTGACCTTGTGAATGCACTGACCGAGAAGGTCCAGGAGCAGGAGAAAGAGATTGAAAAATTGAGTAAGACAAAGACTACTCGTACTGCAAAGACGACAAAGGATGCGGGGTCGTTCTGATAAATAAAGTATCTGTTATATAACAGATTTAATTAGGTATATACCACTGAAATAATGGCAAATCCAAAGGTTAAGTTTAAGAGGTCTTCTGTTGCCAACAAAAGACCGACTCTTGTTAATTTAGAGTTAGGCGAGTTAGCTCTAAACACATACGATGGTAAACTTTTTACCAAACAAGATACTGGTGGTGTGGGAATTGCAACCACAGTCACTCTTGTAAACCCTTGGAATGAACGTTATGGTGGTGGTGGAATCACTTACACTGGTCTTGTTACTGCTACGTCATTCTATGGTGACGGTAGTAATCTTACAGGTGTTGCATCATCTGCAGTAAGTATTAGTACATCTGCTCCATCATCTCCTGCTGTTGGAGACTTATGGTTTGATCCAGATTATGGTAGAACAGTTCTGTATTATAATGATGGCAATTCATCGCAGTGGATTGATCATTCTCCTGTAAACACTACAGTTTCGGATGCATCAGACCTAACGGTTACTAACGGTCTTAATGTAACTGGAGTTTCTACATTTAATGATAACCTAAACCTGTTAGATAATGATAAGTTAATATTTGGAACGGGTGGAGATTTAGAGATCTATCACGATGGATCACATAGTTACATTGATGATGCTGGAACTGGTAATC